TGTGGATGGTATAGCCAAAGTAGCTGTTCAGGGTATCCACATCGCCGCGGTCCCACAAACCGCACATATCAGGTTAAATTCTTATAACGCAGCTCGTACTATTACCGGTCTAAATCTCAAACTTTTTATAACGTATTCGTAGGTTTAGTGCTCAATTATTGATAGGTTTATTATACCACAATTCGCAAATTTTACAACATGTTTCTATTCTAGAATAGAAAAAATAAAAAGTCCATGTAATAATTGCGTAAAGCGTTATCTGTGGGTTCCTCAATTTATAAGGGAATATCACCCAACGCAATATTACATGGACCTAAGTTTACTTCTTTTCGCTGTTCAAAGCTTTGTTATACTGCATGGTACTAATCCCCAGAATTACCCCAAGGAATGTATCAATCGCAGTAATCGTACCCACAATCTGTTCACCGTAAGGCAGTCCCCACACCTGCGCAATCGCAAAATACAGGGTAGCCAAAGCCGGCAGTAGATACTGAGCAACCCACTTCAGAACATCATAGATTTTGTTATTCATCATTTTTCATCACTCCTTTCAAGCATGCGGATAGTCGTGCATAGGCAATTGTTCAACCTGTTTCATTGCTTTCTCACCCGTACCATTTCCTTTATTTGCCGCATATGGTAGATAAAGATAATCGTGCAGATTCTCGTATTCATCTCGCGTAATATAGCCGCGTTTTGTATATTCATCTGCCAAGCTTACAATCCTGTCATGCGCCAATCCCATCAGCAGCTTTGTTTTTGCATCGTTTTTGTCGCGGCGTGACTGTAAATAAGCCCAAAAGCCACTTGATGCCAATACACTGCACACAATGGTTGCCACCATCTGTACCCACGGTTCCATACTTTTTACCTCCCCTTACGCTATTCGATCCAGCTCGTAAGGTATGGACATCCAGGCATTCGCGCCCATTATGGAATAAGCGGTTCTAAATATCACCCATCCATAATCAGCGATTAAATTACAAACCCATTCCTCGGCTTCGATCCAATATTCAGGCCGTACCATTCGGTGAATATCACCCAACAGCCCATAAGAATATAAAGCAGCATGGCCCAACTCGTGGATAAGAACGGTCATAAACTTCTCCCCTTTTAAGCGACCAGAAATATAAATCACCAAATCAGTTGGGTCTGTTGTCGCCAGGGTAAGTTTTCCGGTTCTATCCACGAGTTGGGTGCTGCCTGGGTTTACGATTATTATTCGCCATAAATATCCATTCATGGTAAACGTCTTCATAAACCGTTTAGACCACCCTGTATCAGGTAGTCATTTCTCCAATCAGGGCTTGCAGGTCGGCTTTCATCTGCTTACGCAGTTCCGGCTCAGCATTCCCCCAAATTTCTCGCATGGTAGCAACACTATTTGCAATGTGTTCACGCGCGTGTTTTGTCATGTCTTCCTTATCAGTAGCACTGTTGGAATCATGATAGTGCCGTTTCGATTCTTTCCACTCCCGGTAAGGTTTGCCATAACGGTCAATGTCTCCATACCGCTCATCATCAAATCGATTTACATTGGGCGTATAACCCATACGATATTTTCGTGGGTCAAATTCGCCAGATTTCATGTCATTCCACCAAGCCGGCATGTTATTATCGGTATTCCAATCGTACATGCTTGGCTCAGATACGTATCCGTAGCGGTCATTGCGTTCTTTCATGGCCTTCACTACAGTTTCATAATAACAAGCCTTTGCGATATAATAATCATGCTGAGCAAGGTCCTTGATCATGTCAACAACCTTACCTGCTTCATCTACATCCGAACTTGGCAAACCAGATGAAATGTGAGGAGCCAATTCGGTGATCAGATTTTCCCGCATTCTGCAAGTATCCTCGCAGCCATATTCTTTTTCACTCATTTCTGCTCCTCCTTTCAGCAAGTTCTCCGCACAACAAATAGCGGATTTGCACTGATGATGACATCTTCAGTACCAGTATTCACAACGCTTACCCGGTCATAATCGCAGCATCCGTTATACATCGGATAACTGATACTTACCTCGCCAACCGCATTCGCGGTAGCAGGCGTATATGTCATTGCCGTGCTTGGTACTACTTCACCGTTCAGGGCCAAGGCCAAGGTCACAGCAGTTCCGGCAGTTGCTCCAGTCACATTCGCTTTAAAATAAATGTCATAATTCGAACGCCGACACATTTTTACAGACCCAGTTCCCAACCGGTGGCATTCGCTGCATCCAGTTTTGCTTACATTATTAAACAAAACAGAATTACCAGTCGTAACCGTCTGTTCAGCGGTGTTGGTTAATCGCATCATATCGTTTTCCTCCCTTCAAGGAATTATCAAAAATAGGTGGGAGAGCACCTTTCAGCACCCTCCCACATTCCATTTTGATTTACAGCACTCAACCATTGCAGCAAGTAGGCTGCTGGCAAGGCAGATTACCGGTGCTTCGGAAGGGATTGTCAACGATATAAGCCGGATTAGCGGAGGGACGTAGCTGAGAAATCAGATACTGATTCTGTGCCTGCTGGCTTGCCGTAAGGGTACACTGATTCAACTGTGTACGCAGCTGGGCAATAATCTCATCCTTATCCGCCATCCGGTTTGCAACCATTTCGTCATGCAATGCTCGATAATTGTTGTTATCATTCTGCATAATTGCCTGTGTCTGGTTGTTGATCGCAGTCGTAATCGCGCAAGTGTCAGTTGCCATGTTATACATGATCTGTGCCTGCCCCTGCTTATTCTGGCAGCAGCAATCTGCAAGCTGGGTCTGCAAGGCATTTGCATTCTGCATGGCTGCAATATTATTCGCATTAATCGCCTGCTGCAAACCAAAGTTGCCCTGCATCATGTTCATCTGGACACCATTAAAACCGGTCAGCATACCGTTGTTCACAGCATAAAAACCATCACACAGACCGCTCGAAATACCGTCCAGCTTAGAAATTACTGCCTGGGTGTCAAATCCACGCTGAATGTCTGCCTGAGTAGCGGTTGCTTCACGACCGTTATTTCCATAACCGCCGTAACCATAGCCACCGAAACCGCCATACATCGCCATCAGCAGAATCAGAATCCACCAACCGTTATTAAAGCCATTGCCGTCATCATTCTGACGATTTGTAATTGCCGCAATATCAGCCAGACTCGGACCCATAGTCATACCACCATTAAACATAAAACGTTCCTCCTTCATCAAAATTGATGTGTAAAAAAATAAATTTCAAACAGCAAAACTTCCAAAGTCATCCCCGCGCGCAAAGGGATTTCTCCATCCATTCAGCCATTTGTTGCAAAAAAATAAGACCTGTCCTATCCGGCCTCACATCATACCGGTGGTTACAGGTCTCTTTTAACATCCTTTTAAAGTCTTACCCGGAAATATGGAAAAACTGTTTCGCCATCCGCATTCCCTCTTCTTTACTAATTCCGTAACTTTTCAGGATATTATTTGCCATTTCTTCCCCACGTTCCGCATCAGCTGTCTGAATCAGAGTGGTGCACTGCTGAATCATCGGGTTATTCGGAAGATTTTGATTCTGACTCATAAAATTCATAGCAAACTGTTTTGCATCAAACATACTAAAGTTCCTCCTTTATTCGATTTTGATTTTATTTATTGGGTTCTGCCGGTTCTTCTTTCGGCAGTTCCTTTTTCTGGTAATTATTTTTGTACGGTTTTCGATAAGGCTTTTCAATCATTCGCTCAATCTTATCGAGCTGTTTTTTCAAATCCTGAATTGTCAGGTTTTCTTCAGCCTTTTCTGTAATTGCATTGGTTTCTTCCGGTACAAATTTACAGGTGCAAATCATACCATTGGAATTCCACCATTTTGCCCAAACACATTTCCAGTCAGCCTGTGGGAACAAACTCACATTTCCATCCATCGGGATATCTTGTGGTGTAATGGCGTTTTCATTCATCACCATTTTTCCAGGAATCACCGGAACATTTATCTGACCACTGAATGGATTCTGATATCGGTTCATCTGCGGGTTCATAACGTGTCACTCTCCCTTACGTAGTTCCGCTCGCCTTGATGTAATATTCATCTTTTACGTTACTAATTGTAACAGAATCATAACTTACACCATCAATTGTAGTCTTTCCAACCACATTTCTTGTAACATCTATTCCACTTGAACCTCCTCGTTTAACGGTAATGCTAACTGAGGTGTATCCTTTGTCTGGTTTATACGCTTGAATGAATGTATCACCATCCCAAGCGTAGTTAGCATGCACACTGTCGTCAACACACCCTGTTGTCTGCTTCGTTGAACAACTACTGTACGTTAATTTCATCCAGTGCCACATAGCGCCAGTACCGGTAATCTCAACCTTCCCTGTAACTTTTGGAATATTGATTGTCGCAGAAATATAGGTCCGAACGCCATAAGATCCAGTAGAATACGTTACAACATCATGGGTAATATCGGTTCCGCCCATTTTTACCGTTAATGCCTTTAATTTATAATCCCCGCTCTGAGTAACTGTTGCGGTATAATGAGCATCAGCTTCCACGGTCGTTGCGTTATTCGACGTCGTACAATTTGTCAAATTATTTACTACATCATAATTGCTTAACGTATAACCGTTTGCGGTAATCGCAACATTTCCCGTTACTTTACTGATTGTCACCTTATTACCACTCACAGAGCTTGTTGTAATGTCCGTTCCGCCCATCTTAACAATAAAACTAACAGAAGAATATCCGGAATCTGGCGTATATGTTGCGGTGAACGAATCATTTTTATTCACTGCCGAAATGTTTGACGAACTGGTACAATTTGTACATGATTGCGTAATGCCATACGTTTCTGGTGTACTTCCACCATCAACCAAACTTTCCAACCGTTTTACTTTTGCTTGCAGGGTTCCAATATCATTTTCATAGCTGGAATAATTTACTCCTGTTGAGCTCGATTCTTTACTTACCCCTCGCCGCACTATAATTTCTGTGTACCAAATTCCAAGAGTGTTTCCATCGGAATCATACAAAATCGGCTGGACCAGCGCCATTCCACTTTTAGCGCTAATGTCTTCGATTAACCGGATCGTAACGGTATTGCCACTAATTTCATAAGCCGAACTGCCATCTGGCAACTGCGAATAAACACCACTTGTTTTGTCTGCTTTTTCATAAGCAATCCGTAAGCTAACACCTGACGGAATTTCATAACTCGATCCATCGGCGTATAATCGGTAACAAATGGCCCGTGAATTAGCATCTCCCTGCATGCAAGCCCAGGTAGGTGGAACTTCCAGCCGTACAAGATCAACATTAAACGTTTTCGTAACAACCATTTAACCACCCCACTTTCCAACACCAATAATTGCTTCTGTAATTGTCTTTTCTGGCTCACCAACACCAATTTCGGTATAATACCGTTCGATCGGGTTATATACAGTTTTTGTCACTCGCACCTTCTGGTCAGTACCGGTATAAATACTCTTCGCTCTTACCCGGTCCCCAAGACGCAATGTTTTCGCTTCTTCACTATCTGGGTCTAGCACAACAGTAAAATTGATCGTGTTTTCTACCGCATCTTTTTGCAGTGGTGTCATTACTTTTCGTGCATAAGCATAAAGTTTATCTCCGTCAGGCTTAGAATCAAAAGCATCGGAAGCATCAATAATCATCGGTTTCGAGTAATCATATTTCGTGTTGATAACCGCTTCATCCGTATGGTCCACATATACTTTTTTGTCATACCCGCTGGTAGAGCTGTCTATCCAGGTACCAACTGTGTCACTGGTTCCAAGCCAATACCCATCTTTCCAATCACCAGTCAACGGGATTTCTTCACCAGTTGTTCCATTGCCTTTATATAGTTTTACGCTGTCGGTGTTCACCTGATCTGTATTCGTGCTGATTGCAACGTTCAGATTTTTGGTTGGTGTAAATGTCAAAACCTGATACCCATAACCAATCGTATAAATTCGTTCACCCGTCGCCCATTCCGCACCGCTATCCAAATCAAGCTGCACCAAAACACTATCCTGTGCATCCCAGCCACCAGTAATCACAGTATATTGCTGCCCGGCAACCAACTGCGGTGTTCCAATCCATTTACCGCTATGATGGTATTTGTACCCATACCAATAAGCAAAACCACCGGTAAAATAATCACTTAATTTTGCTGTATCTTTTACGTCCACAGCATTGCGTCTGTCATCAAATACAAAATCCGTATCGCTGCCCATTTGCCGGTAAACAAGCAATTTCTCATTGTCCCAGTCAAATTCGAGTCCGTCATACAAATCCATCAATCCAGTATCGGTATCATACAAGATATCGTATAGAGATTTTGTGAATGTATGCAAAAACTCCTTGCCATCCTGGTAATTGCTTAAATCGCTCATTACTTCATAGCTAAAAGCATTTCGCCTGGTTCCTGGTAACGTGCTGGCGGCAATGTTAATCAGCGCCTGTGTCAAGCCGTAAGTTGAACCTTGCAGCCGCTCTACGCCGGTCCCTTCAATCGCCAGGGATTCTTTGTCGTAACCAATATGGGTGCATCTTACCGAAACAAGCTCCCCTTCGGCTTTTGATTTTTCTGCAATCCGGAATTTTTGCAGCGTTCCGCCATAATATGGCTCCGCAACAATAATCGACCGGAATTTCAATTCATCAAATAGCTCTCCATTATAAGGGTAATCAAACGTCAACTCGTAAGTTCCGCCACGCTTATCCTTATAATTCAACTCTCTCGTTACTCGCACATTAATGGCATCGCTCAATACACCGTTTGCATTATTGGCTACAAATTCCTTATCGGTATCTCCGTCCAGGTAAATTTTAAGCATCATAGCCGCCACCACCTCGGTATTACTTCCATTTTGCTAATACCCAACTGCTCAGTTCCATCTTTTTCAAATCGGAAACTATTCTCACCCTTTCCAAAAAACGGAAATGTTGTAGCAGTTGTTCTCGTGTTCAGCCACTGTTTTTCACCATACAGCCACTGGTACATTGTTTCTTTTTCGCAGTCAATTTCAACCCAATCATTTGCAATATCTCGCAACGTAATGTCAAAATCGCTCTGGAGGTTATTTGCCGTCCATTTCAAAATCGCATTACCGCCGCCGGTCGAATAAAGTCGGATAATTGGCTTTGCTGGGTATGGCGTTGGATTATAAAAACGATATTCAATCGCTTCGTTATCCCTTACATCATAGCTAATCGTCTTTTCGCCAATTTTCAGATATCGTTCCGGCTTACAGTCAAATGTCAACGTTGCCCTTGCACCATGGTCTAAAATATTCATGATATTCCCGGACTCATTAAACATTGCCATTCGGTAATGCTCCGGATCATAGCTGTCTTCCAGCCGGCAATATCCAGTCCCTGCATGGCAGAAATCGGAAATCCGGTCTGCGAGTTCCCAAAATCTATATTTTTTATCGGCAACAGCCACGTCATAATTTCGCTCAACGTTCCCATAAGAACTATAAGCGTACGTAACAATATCTCCATTACGTCCGGTAACGTGCGTTTTGCCATAATCTCTTTGGGGCATACTGGTATCTGGGAAATGCTCCACAACAATCCCATAATCGGCGCTGCTCACACCGTTAAAAACAATCACTCCCATTGTGGAGCACTCCTTTCATTTATCCTCTGCTGGTATCTCGTCCAATCTGCCGCACAATCTTGCTTACCGCCTTATTGGCAACAGCTTCCGGGTCCGGATTGGTAATGTCAAACTTGTTGTTCATTGTAACCGGCGGGTTATCGCGCAGTGCCTTCAACTCATTCACTACCTTTTCCAATCCATTTTGATTTTCATTAGCCTTCTTGGCATCCATGCTGGCAGCCGCAGAACTTACATAAGCATAAGCGGTGTCAAGCCGCAAACCCGTGTTCATTCCGGTCGTCATACCGTTCAACTGTGCAACACCATTTTTTACAGCATCCAAGTCCACAATTGGGCGGATAATCGGTGTCAGGTCAATTCCGTCAAACATCCCTCGGATTCCATAAATACTATTTTGTGCAGCATTTACGGTTTCACTTGCGGTTCGTTTGGCAGCTTCTTTTGCCACTCGCCCATACTTCAGCATGCCTTCTGCCAGTCCTTTATCGGTTTGCATACCAATCCACGCAAATTTTTTACTGGGGCTGTGTACATCAAGGGTATCGCAAGCCGCACGGTATGCTTCCAAAGCAATGTTACTTGCTGCCGTAATAGCATCCATCTTGGCATCTTTCATACCTTTAACAAATCCAGCAATCGCATAGCTGCCAGCATTTGCAAAATCGTCATACCGATTACTCATAGCAGTAATCATCTCATCGCAAACACTACTGATATATTTGCCAAAGTCTTCTTTACGGCTATTCAAATATTCAATGGCCGCATCCAACATCCCTTCAAAAGCCTGAATTACAACCGTCTGGTCTGTACCAATTTGTGTTGCCATATCTCCAATAATGTTGGTAATCGTCTGCTGTGCAGTCAATGTAACATTAGGTGCTTTATTTGTAATCCCAAGCATCAGCCTGTCAATCATCGTTTCGCCGGTCTTTTGCATGTTGGAATAAAGCAGCTCCAGGTTGTTGTACATGCTGTCATCAACGCTAAACAAATCTTGCATAACTTGGCCCATGGTCCAAAGCTTACCTGGGTCTTTCCCCTCTAGCAAATCTACAACATCAACAATGCCCTTTAGACCATTTGTCGCATTCATCAATTTTTCCGGCTCAATAACAGATATGCTGTCATAATACTTTTTAAAATTTTCACCGAAGGTCTTTAAATTTGTTGCAAAACTGTCCGTATCGTCAAACGATTTGATACCGTTAGCGAGATCCGTCAAATCAGCTCCTAACCCTTCGGGAATAGAAACACCGTTCCATTGTTTAACGCACTCTGCCAGTCCACCAAAAGATTCATTAAGTGTTTCTATTGACCAAGCGCCCAAAAAAGAAAAGCTAAAAGAATTTATTCCATTACTCAAATTTCCTAATTGCTCGCCAATATCACTCGGAACATTAACACCAGACCATTTTTGAACCGAATCCGCTAAAACGCCGATACTCTCCGCCACAGTATTAATAGCCGATGAGCCAAGACCGCTAAAAGTAAAGCTATTCACACCACTTGCAAATGAGGTCAATTTTGTTCCCATATTGTCAGGAACGGTAACATCTTCCCATTTTTTTATGGAATCAGCAAGAACCCCAACGCTAGATGCCATGATGTTAATAGCACTCGCGCCGAGACCGCTAAACATAAAACTATTAACACCATTTGCTAAAGAACCTAGTTTAGTTCCGATTTCTTGCGGCACGCTAACATCTTTCCATTTTTTTACAGAATCGGCCAATTCACCAATTCCAGGGGCAACAACGCCAATAGCTTCTCCGCCCATACCGGAAAACATAAATGAATTAACGCCATTAGCCAAGGAACCTAGTTTAAGATTCATTCCGTCTGGCAAAGTTACATTTTCCCATTTTTTTACGGAATCGGCAAGCTCTCCCAACGGAACCGCCATTTTTTGAATAGCAGACGCACCAAAAATCGAAAACGTATTTGCTAATGCTCCAAGCGAAACTTCACTCAGCGCACCACCCATACTGTCTAATCCCCGGCTTATTTCGTCCCAAGACATAGTCCCGAATTTGTAGAATGCATCTGCTAGATCATTTAGGCCCTGGATTGCTAATAGTAACGATCCGCTTCCAAGCAATCCAGCGAAATTAGCGAGATATCCAAGCGCTCCGCTAATTCCTCCGACTTCCAAAAGTGCTCCACCCATACCAACGAGACCACGTTTAATTTCGTCCCATTGCATGTTACTAAATTTACAAAAGGCATCTGCTATATCGTTTAGGCCCTGAATTGCAACAAAAATTGTTCCAGCACCAAGAATTCCAGAAAATCCAGAAATTTTACCCAAAGAGCCGGACATTCCTCCGACTTCCAAAAGTGCTCCACCCATGCCAACGAGACCACGTTTAATTTCGTCCCATTGCATGTTACTAAATTGCTTAACCGCTTTTACTAATTTTTCTAGTGATTGAACTGCAATAAGAATGCCGCCGGACCCAAAAAGACCGGAAAATCCAGAAGTTTTACCAACCAGACCAATAACAGAACCTACCTCAGCTAATGCGCCTCCCATTCCTACGAGACCACGTTTAACTTCATCCCAAGATAGATTTCCAAATTCTTTTAAAGCATCCGATAGCTTTTTCAATGAGCGAACTATTATAAAAATGCTGGCTGCACCGAGTATAGAACCTGCGCCACCAAATTTATTCAGTATGGCTAGAGCGGCAACGAGTTCACCTAAAGCTCCACCCATACCAACGAGACCACGTTTAATTTCGTCCCATTGCATGTTACTAAATTTATCCAAAGCATTAGCTAAAATGTTGCAGCTTTCGGCTAAGGCTAACATTGATAAGCTTGTACGAAACGAAATTTTCGTTCCGTTTAAGACTTTCAACGCTGCGCATAATTCAATTAACCCTCCGCCGATACCGATCAATCCCTTCCCGATATCATTAATAGAAAGTTCTCCGATATTCCCCATAGCTTTAGCTAAAATATTGATTGCTTCCGCAACAAGCAATAAGGATACACCGGCCTTAATCAAACCCTTTGATCCAGTTTTATTTAACGATTTTGACATTGAATCGAGAGTAATCGTAAGCATTCCCAGCATCAAGCCAATGGTGGTTAAAGATTTTAATATATCCGGAAATCTCAAATTAGACATGCTATTCATTGCTGCTGCCAAAATACCAATAGCCACAGCAATAGCAAACAAAGATGTAACTCTAATTCCGCTCGTAAAAGATTGCAATGCATTATGCAAAGAATCAAATAAATTCGTGATTTTATCGATGATATTGGCTTTTTCTTCTTCGAGACCGGTTTTACTGAAAATTTTCGATACAAACTCCTGAATACCCGATGCTGCGCCATATAATTCTTTTCCAGTTAAAACCCCAAGTATGGCAGTAATAACGCCGAGTACACCTTTTAAAGAAATATTTTCAGTAAACCATGAAAAAACTGTTTTCAATCCTTTCCAAACATTATCAATAACAGTACCTATTGCAGAGCCAACACCAGAAAAAATTGCTCCGAAGTTTCCAGCGCTATCGCCAAGTTTATTTAATACATTCAATATTCCGGAAAGTCCGTTTTTTATAATCCCATTTACCAAAAAGTCAGTACCCTTACCAATCACCGCATTCAGTTTAGTATTGGTATTCAGCCATTCTCGCAACCCAACAATATAATCCCCAATGTTACTGGTGTAATCCAAAATATTCAGATTCATATCACCAATCAAAGTGTTCAAAACTTTAAGCCCGCTTTTTGTTAATTTGGTTACCGCATCCTTTACAATACCCAAAATACTGAATAGTCCTTTTAGGGTCCGCTTCAATTTATCAGCATTGTCGTCGCTTAAAACCAGCTTTTCACTCAATTTCTCAATTCGCTGCAAAAACTTATAAACTTGGTTAGCGGTAACTGGTGGGAATACATCATCCCAACTTCCCTTTACAATGTCCATCTGCTGCTTTACCATCTGCAATGCATTAGCAACACTCTGGATCATCAGTTCCCGTCCACTCGGTCTGTCAAATCCATCAATCGATGCCGTATTAGCGGCAAAAACTTCTTCCAAAAAGTTATTTCGGTCTTCCGCTCCACCAGCAAAAATATCATAAAGATCGTTTGCTAAATCGGTCCACATATTCTTGGCTTCTTCATAATTACCAAAAATAATTTCAAACGTATTGGCCCATCCGGTGCTCACCGCATCCTTCACGGAATTAATCGCATCCGTAAACGTCTTTGCTTCCTGTGCTGCCTTAAAAGCTCGCTCACCAAGGTTCATGGTTTCGCCATTTACCTGTTCCATTGCCTGCGCACAGGTCAATCCCTTTTCGGTTGCAACAGTATAAACTTGATCAGCATATTCACCGTATTTATTTAACGTTTTCAGCAGTACGTCACTTGTAAACCAGGCTTCAGACAAAGTGGAAGCGAAATTCTCAACCGTAACAGCGGTACCATTTGCTGTTTTGCCCTGTGCATTCAATTCGCCGAGAGCTTTTGCGGTCTCAATCGCCGTTTCCTTAAATTCCTTGGTGGCCATGTTAGCATTTTCAACGCTCTTCCAATCCATCAATTTAACAGCGCCAACACCGATCGCCTGACTCAGGTTATACATGGCACGGCTTGCTTCGTTTACGCCCTGTCCGCTAATGGCCGCCCAGTTGGCAATCCCCTCCATTGCAGTAACACTGGTATCCAGGTCAATGCCCATAGAGGTAAATTTACCGATATTAGCAATCATATCGGTAAAGTTATAGCTGGTCTCATCCGTAAACCAATTTAACTTTGCCAGCTTCTCACTAACGGAATCAATACTTTCCCCTGTAGCATTTACAATAGTCTGAACCGAGGTTGTCTTTTGTTCATATTTCCCAAACCCTTGCCCAATCTGGTCCAAGCTCAAAGATTTTACCAGGTTTTCGCCGGTTGTAATCGCCTGGTTGGTAATTCGCTGCAAAGCAGTAATACCCATAATTTCCAGGGCTGTAAATTTCTGCTGTACAACCTCAATCCCGCTGGCAACGCCATCCAGGCTAAAATTTTTACCAGCATCACTCAAAGCGGTCAAGTTTTTTGCACTTTCTCGCAAATCCAGGCTTTTGTCCAGTTTATCCAGTGTTTCAATACTTTGCTTTGCTCCGCGTTCAAACTGACCATTGTCAAATTGCATTTCTACAATTCGCTGATCGATACTTGTGCTCATTCCTTCACCACCTCTTGCCATGCCTCATCCGCCATTTTTTCAAACACCGGCCGCAGCGCAGGGTTAATATAATCAATTCCTTGCACATATCCGCCATTTCTTGTTCCATGCCCGTATTGCAGTAGTAAGGCGACACTAACTCCATGGTTCAAGTTTGTATTGTTAAATCCGATCGTATAGCCGGTTTGGGTCTGTTCAATTTCATATTCCCAACTTCCAGCTGTTTTTCCGGTGTCTTTTGGCGTTGCTGCACTCAGGGCATCCACACCCCGTTGTCCATATTTCTTCAAAACGTCCCGGTAATTCCGGCGCACAATTCGTTCCAAAAAGTTTCTTGTCTTTTTTAAATCCCCTCTATGCCGTATTACCACCATTTTGATTTTCCTCACTGATATTCCGCTTTATATAGTCCCGTACTCACAAGCCCCAATTCATTTGCCAAATCATAAAATTTCATCGCATCGCCGCTACTGACCGGTCCAATCGTCAATAGCTGCATCGTTCGGTTTGCTGTAGGCGCGCTTTCTCGTTTCACGCTTACATAACTCCCTAACCGGTTCTTTGGTACCTTGCTGGTAAAATCGTCGTCCAGCCAATTCAACGGATGCACTCTCTGGAATTTGTACCGCACTTCAAAGTGCAAATGCGGCCCGTAGCAATTCCCCGTCTGCCCGCTGTAGCCAATCAGGTCTCCCTCTTTTACTTTCTGGCCTTTCGCTACCACAATTTTACTCAAATGAGCGTACAAAGTTTCCAAGCTTCCGCCTTTATAAGCATCATGGCTGAGTTTTACCATATTGCCATAACTATTGGTATTACCTTGGGTTACTTTGCCATTCCAGTGGTAACAAATGCTAACCATCCCATCCTCGGCAGCATAAACAGGGGTTCCAACCGGCGTGTCGCCAAAATCAATAGCCCGGTGCAAAATTCCACTGTTATACCACCAGCCAGCGCTGATTACATGCTTTTTCAGCGGCCAACTCAGCAACACATCACCATTACTTAGTCTCATTTTTTCCACTCCTTTTCTAAAGGGGAATCAACCCTTTGTATGCAGCATTGCTTTTCTCTTCTCGTTCAGTTCCCGGTTCTGCCTCAAAATTTCATTCTGACTCATTTTCTTCTTCGGAGCATTCTCCAGGTTACAAGTCTTAATCAGCGCGATTAACCGGTTCAAATGCCAATATTCAGCTTCCCAGTTAATGTTCAGCGCAGTCATGTAATAATAAAGCAGCTCGCTTGTAATCCGTTTCTGCTGGATTTTTCCTTTATGCCGGTCGTTTTTAAAAACGCTTGCGGTCATCGGGTCATCAATATATAAATTAATCCGCCGCAGTTCATCCATTGGTAAAGCGCCGATAATCGTTACATCATCGGGTTCTACTTGGCACATGCATCGGATATAATCCAGCGTTTCCTCGATTGATTTTTCTTTTCCATCAAAAAACGGTTTCTTCCATTTTGATTCCCACTTAGAAAGGGAGACAAGGTTATGCTCCAAAATCAACTCCGTTTCCGGAACATCAACAAACGTTTCGCCATTCCATGCCCCTTCAATTTTTGGAATCTTTACTTTAAGCATTCCTTGTCCACCTCTTTTAATTAACTCTGCGCAGGCAGTACAATCGCGTTAATTTCGTCCTTCTTGGCATTGCGTTCCTTAGTACGTTTCGTAACATCGGCCAGCACATCATTGATAAACTCAGCCGAATAATTGGCATCGGTCATAAAACGCAGCATCAATTCGTTATAAGCTTCAGTCTGCATAAACGCTTCGCTCAACTCCTCACTCTTAATAAAACGTCTGCCGTCAGGACTCTTCTCACCATAACTTTTTGCAATCAGCTCATGGAAGCACGCCATAATCTGCTTGTTATCATTGCTCTTCACAATTCGTTCAAGCATTTCTTTCAAGCCACCATCCACTCCATACTGGAGTGCGGTCAGTTCCGCTTCATTCAGATTAAAAAAGAAATCCTCAGTTCTGGTCACATTGTTATAGTCCGTATAAGTAATTGTCTCTTTATGCATGTGTTTATTCTCCTTTCAAAAAACTCCATTTTGATTTTTTATCAGCCGCCGGAAGTCATCAAAGTCTTCACTTCATCCGGCAGGGGCAGTCGGGCAGCCGCGGTGCTGGAACCATACAAAATTGTTTCCAGAGCGGTAAGTTTAACCTTATCCGCACTCCGGCTGTCAATGGTAATCAGGCTGGTCGGCTTAAAGCCAGCAACACTAACCGGGTTCGTGGTGTACTCCCAGCTAAACTGCACTGCATCGGGGTTATCATTCTGGGTATCATAGCTGCGCTCGCTGGGGCTTGCCGTAGCGCCATATACCAGGTGCAGCTTGTAGCCATCATCACTCTCAGTGCTGGTGTCGTTACCGATCTCGGTACGGTAGCAAAGGCCAAAGGTCTTGCGTTCCTGCTGGGCAACGTGTACACCCTTTACCAGTTCACCGTTACCGTCACACTGGTTCCATTCGTCCGGATAGGTATAAGCCTCGATCGTGCCGCCAATTTCCTCGGTGCTGCGCAGAGAAGCATATTTAATGTTATCCGCATAAATTGCATTCTCCTCAGCGCCGCTGGGGGTTTCGGTCACATTGGTCAAACCGTTCCAGGCAACACCATTATCATATTTACCTTCATCGCTCAGTACGTACAGAACGCCCTTGCTTACACCACTTTCGTAAAAGTGCTCACCGGTCTTATCCCATTCCAAAGCTTGAGTCGCCATATTCTATTCCTCCTCTAATAATAAATTGTAAAGACATCATGGTGCAGTGTATCTGCCACATAATGCCGTTCATAGCTGCAATAAGGCAGCGTCAACATTTTTGCAATAACCTCATCACAATCCGGATTCTTGCTGATATAAGTCACTTGATATCGCTGTTTAAATCGGTATGTCTTGTTATCAGCAAATAACTGGTTTCCGTTATCTCGGCTGTAAACAAAGCATGGATATTTCATCACAGTATTGGTCGGTGGCTGAAAATACACCCTGCAAGTTGGGCCGGAATATGGGCATGCCAAAAATGTTGCCAACTGTTTTTGCAAATCAATTCGCGTTCCCATCTTGGTATAGCCCCCCAATCGTCAGCTCAAGCCGCGGATAATTCAATTCAACATCACTGATTTGCCATTTGCTGCCGTTAAATTCCACATACCTCATGTCTGCAAAATTCTCAAAAGCAAAGGCATCCGCTACAATGCTCAAACTGTTCTGGATTGTAATGCTGTAATTCACTTCATTTGGCGTGTCGAGCCTGCGTTTTCTCCGCACCCAATCACCGTAATATTGCCGCACAGTGATCTTTTCTTCCCAAACCCCCGGCGCAGTTTCCTCCATCACCTGGTAACCGATTTTACCAAAAAACTTGCGCATTCCCCTGGCTCCTCACTTCCATTTTGATTTTTGGTTAATTAAGACTAACCAAAAGGCAAACTTATTCAGTAGTAACGCTCTCCTTAGTCTCAAATACGATTGCGGACTTCGGAACGGTAAGCGCACCACTGCAACGGGTCTCAATCAGATATTTGTACTGGTTGTAGTCGATATCGAAACCATCAAACAGGTTCACGCTACCGCCCTTGTCTGCACCAACGCTGTAGTCTGCCAGATTGACCATAATCCCGTAAAGGGTATAGGTATCGGTGGTCTTGCCAGCGGTGGTACTGCGGGTCAAACCTTCCATCTGGGGCACAGTAATAATGCTGCTCACACGCATAGCGGTTGCCAAGTCGTTTACGCTAGTATAAATTCGGCGGCCATTCTTATCTTTCAGCAGCAACATTTCAGCAAGCACATCCTCGGTCGTAAACAGAACCGGGTTGCCGCTTCCTTTGTACTCCTTACGGGCACGGATGGCATCATCCATCATGTTCTCAGCAGTAGCAGCAGCAGTTGCACCTTTGGTAATTTCGCGCTTGATGGTAAACAGAGCATCATCGGTCCAAATCGGGCGGATATGCTGCTCCTGAATCTTGTCATCGCTGCTGGGGTCACGGCCGTCACCAATCAGGATACCGCGTGCCAGTTCCTCGTCCAGCTTACCACGCATCTCGTTCTTGATCCACGCAACAACATTGAAATCGGTAATGTCCAGAATATCGTCACGGTCCAGTTTCTGCTTCTTGTAAACAGTCTGGGGGTCAGTGGTACGTTTTGCCAGGGTAATAACCTCTTCTACCTTCTTCTTACCCTTGGTATAGCCTCGTGCACGTGCTTCATCCGCAGTAATGTCAGCAAAGCTGGTCTTTACGCGGCTAAACGGCAAGTGCTTAACACCGTTCATAACCTTGCCAACCCAGGTCTGGTCGCGGTCAATAAATTTGGGCGGGTTGTTCAATTCCTTGTAGTCCGGGAACAACTCGCCAATGTTGTCAATCCCATAATTTGCCTTGTGGCTCAAAAAGTCCTCGCAAGCTTCTTTCAAGGTCAGTCGGCCCTTCTTGGCAGTGTCAAAAATGGTTTCAATGTCGCTGTGGGTCAATACATCTTCATGCTGGGCACTGCCCTTGTCAAAAATATTTTCTTTCATATTGCTATCCTCCTCATCATTGTGTTTTGCTTCATCGTTATTTTTTGCAGCATCTACTGCTAACGCAATCGCAGCATAGGCAACCTTCTTCTGGCGGTCCGTCATGCTGTCAAACACATCCCGTACGGTTTCCTCATCTTCAGGTTTCTTTGCTTCTTCTGCGGGTTTTTCTTCACTAGGTTTTTCCTCTGCCGGCTTTGTGTCATCATGCTCCAAGCTTTCGCAAAAAGCAGTATTTTCATCAGCACAGCAAATAAAAGCCGCGTCTTCGCTCTCTTCGCCATGTAGCAATTCCGGTTCAATGCCTGCTTTTGGGTTTGCGCCGGCCAATACCAGGCTCACTTCCCGAATCGTACCGTGCTGCACATTGCCGGAACGCCGGTCACCTTTGTACTGCAATTTATTTGCGTAAATACTAAAAGAGGTAATATCCTGGTTTTTTACCAACTCTTTAGCAGTCCTACCGTTTTTGGTATCATTAAATTTGCAGTAGGTATACATGCCTTCCGGTCTTGCTTCCAATAGCGCATGGCCCAACACATCTGCCGGGTCATCATGGTTGTGGTTCCAAATCAGGGGTACCGTCGCACCATCCTGATCAGCAAAAGCGCCATGCATAATCGTTCGGCCATCGCCGCACAACACACCGTACTGTGTCGCCCAGCCATGACAATCATAATTTTCTTTTGCCATTTTGATTTTTACTCCTCTCCCTTATCTTCAGTTGGTACAGGTTGTCGATTGTCCAAATCTTGCTTTGCCTCCGCAATATTACTATTTCGCAGTTCATCCGCCTTAGGATCATCAGAAGGCTTCATGCCAATCGTCTGACGAATTTCATTGGATGTCATGATCTCGTTACGGGTAAATTTATCAGCAATTTCAGCAATGTCATTCACCGGTACCAACTTAAACGGATCGCGGAAATATAGCAGCGTCTGGCGCTGACTTCTGGCAGTCTTGCTCAAAAATTTCCGCTTCATCTCATCGGTAATAGCAGCCATAATCGGTTCAACGGTCCTGCTGTAATAATTCAGCATTGTCTTATCGTCAGCAGTTCCATCCAAAATTCCTTGGGTAATGCCAAGCTGAGCAAAGGCCAAATTGGTCAAATACTCAATCTGCTTCAGCAAATTATTGTCAAGGCTCCGGTTCAGCTGGATCACTTTTTCTGTACCATCAGCATAAGCAACACCATATTTACTGTTTGCCAACTGGTTTTCAAGCTCTTCTCGCCGTGCATTTGCTTGCCGCTTACGAGTCTCACTCTTCACAACATATGGTAGTTGAATAATCAAATCGAGCTTACCAGAACTTGCCTCTTCATCCACAGCATCCAGCAAATATAGCTTTCTAATCAGTCGCTGCATCGTGCTGTTTGGTGCGTTCATAACGGCATAAAATGGGTTTTCGATAATAGCAACCGTCTTTTTCGGTACCACCAATTCTTCCCGTTTTCCGGTTGTTTCGTTATAAACTTCAACCCGGACATCACTTGGATACCATTCCAGAATCCTTCCGGTTCGCATATTCGTAATGTCATAACCAGCTGTAGCATCAGGATTTAAAGTGGTTTCCACCGGTACAATTGCAACGCATCCTTCATCCAACATGCTCATCACAATATCCTGCTTAAAAGCGCGTCCGGTCTGATCAATGTTGGCGTTTAGATTCAAACATTCATTCAACCCGCTCTCAATCTTCTCCTTGTATCGGTCATTTTTGTCTAACCGCACATGGTAAATGTCAATTGCAGCGCAGTCTGCACCAATTCTGTTATAAATGGAATTGACAATCGTTCGCTCATTTCCGCTAATAATCCTGTGCCGGTCTGGCCTGATACTATATCCCGGTCCACTCTTCCAATAATTTACCGGGGGATCTCGGTTCATAAATGCATTCCAAGCGTGTTTTAACCGATCCCCAAATCGCATCTCTTCCTCCAAACCCCCACCTCCCTTCAAAACAAAAAAAACGCCCAGATCAAAGCATCACGCTCCAAACTGGGCAATCCATTTTGATTTTTATTTTACTTCTGGCTTTTCTGGTTCTTTACCAATTTCTTTGCAAAAATCTAGGTAATCATCTACGCAGGAATGAAATTCTTTCGTAATTCCTTCTACAGTATCCGATTGCCATGTGACCAAATCTTTGATAGCGGCAATTTCTCCGTAAAATACTGCGTCTAACACCGATAGTTTCGGAATAGTTTTGTACCCCTTATATTCAAGTGGTTCTATACTAAGTCGCAAAAATTCATCAATTTCGATTCCATTGACTGTGCAGCATCCAGTACCGTTATGGCATTCGATGCCTAAATCGTTACAAATCTCTAACGCCACGTCTGATGCCGACGATTTTTTGTTCATAAGAACCTCCAATATTGGTTAGATAAAGCCCCATTTAGTTAAGTAATGTCAAACTATTTTGACATTACCAACAGATTCAATAAGACTGCTACTTGAGATTGAGCCAGTATAGAACGAATTGGTTATTTTCACATTGATTCCATCAGTAACGGACGGTGAAAAAATATTTTTTACAAAACACCCAATCAATACAGAGTCAGAATTTGGGGTATAGTTGTCTGTTAACTCACAATTGGTCAGAATCCGCATATTACCTTTTTTTGAGAAAATTCTGTGAATTTTCGTATTATTCATGTAGATATTATCTACAAAATCTGTAATATATCTTCCATAGCAATTGCTTACTCTTGCTGTCATAATGCCTACAGTAGAGGTTCCTTTTTCTAAGAAATTCTTTGTAGTTGTGTAGCAATTGGAGATGTATACCGTGCAACCAGATTCACCTTTTACAAAAGTTCCATTTGCATCGTCATCATCCTGTGAATTTTTCGCAAATGTTCTACAGTTACTGACTAATACCACTCCTCCTTCGGCGGCAATTCTAATACAAACAACTTTTTCGTTATTAGAATTATCAAAAATACAATCAGAAATAGTAACTTTTGGGTAGAACGAAAAATCTTTATCTACGATTCCCGTTCTTTCATCAGTAGCGTAAATGTTTATGCAAACCGCATTACTAGTTCTTCTTTTGACGTTTTTGAACACATTTTCACTTATGATTATTCCATCAACAGATTGTTCCGTGTTACCGTTAGGGTGTCCTTGGTCTCTGTAATGACTTTTCAATTCTATGATTGTATCTGAACATTCATCGAATGTGTTCCCAATGATTTTTGTTACAAATCCAGCAGGGAAACAATCAATGCAATCGTTTTGAGAACCATAAAAATAATTATTTGAAATCACACAAACATCCAAAGGTGTCGATGGATTTATATGGATAAATTCCTCCGACCCCACAGTTGAGGCGGAATTATCGACAGTACAAATAAATCTATTATTGTTAATATAAACCTGTTTTGAATCTGGAAATCCAAAAGCAATATTTGTGAATTTGCAATTGGTTATCCTAATATCATCACAATATATGTTGTGTGCTGACCAAAAATCAGATTCGATTACAATGTTTTCTAATACAAATAAACCATGAACATCGGTAAATCTATATTCAGATGGCAATACAATTTTACCGTTTCTGAACGAAAGATTGTTGCCAATTGCTTTTTCAATCGTAATCGTATGTCCACACAAATCATATGTATAACCATCCAAAAAAGGAGTTTGACCTACATTAACATTTGACTTAATGTTAATAAGCGTTGGATTATAACTTTGGTTAATGCGGTTTAATAGTGATTCATTGATTTTAATGTCTGTAATGCTACCATCCTGTACTGTCGTTGTCGCTTCTGGATGGTCATTCAACCAATTTGCTACAGCACTGTTTGTTTGTTCATCCGTTGGCTGTCCTACTTCTACCCACTCCACCTCGCCACCATTCGCTCGTGGTATTTTATTGTTATCAGCGACAGATGGTTTGTCAACTTTATCTTTTACATTCTTAGTCAATTCATTATAATCTTCCGGAATAGTTTTAAGCAGATTATTTACGTGGTCGGTCAAGTCAGTTTTCAGCTGCGCAACAATATCGTATACTTTCTCATCAGTCGGTACGTCAACGAGCAAACCTTCCAGGCTCTGCGCTTTACCAATTGTAGTATCAAACGCCTGCTGCACTTCACCTGTCGAAGAATCGGTTATGATCATGCGCACAACAAAGCGAACGGTGCCCTTGTATTTTGTTACCAAGTAGCCAACCAACCACTCAAAAGTCAAAGTATCATCCATCACCGTTGGGTTCTTAACGGTGTAATAACTCAAATCACCGTTAGCATTCGCAAAATTAATTCGGATTTCAAATTTACTCAGGTCTATTCCTTTATAGTATCGAACCATTTTGAATTTTGCACTGTTTACATCTTTATCTCCTTCAACGCCTAAAACCACACCAAGCGGAGGGATACTGATTATGCGCAGGTTCTCATCAATAATATACTGGATTTTCTCTTCATTAGCATCAAGCGTATCCATTTTAGCCAATACTTCGTCAACATTCATATCAGATCACCTGCTCAATCAGCACTTTATTTGTTACAATCCGTTCGCCCTTTTCATCCGCTCCAACAAGCTGTACCTTAAAACTCTTTTTATTTTCAACGCTTTCTGGTACTTTGCAAAGATTTTGCTTTACAGCTACTGCATCATTGTTGAATACCGCAACCATTTTCTTCCCAATCCAGTCATGATCTGCAATCTTAAAATTACAAACCAAATAATTTTTACTTCCGGCCACGATCTTTTCCGCTTCATTCGTTCTTCGCAGCACTTGCCCATTCACTTCAAATTCCAAGATCCGCATAAAGACCCAGCCCTCCCATCATTCAAATGATTCTTTGTTTAATTTATACGCAACAAAAGCGTCCATCAATGCCGCAACAGCATCAATTTTTGCTTCATATCGCTTTTTTAGTAACTTACGGTTACCATTCGTATCTTCAATCGTAATGCAGTTACCCATCGTAAACGTCATCATTTCTTCATCAAATAATAACATTCTTTCTTCAGCCAACTTTTTAAGCTCTCCCAATGGTACACTTTCTGTTCTTGCACCCTGAACAACTTTCTCTATGCCGAACGGACCATTTTCATTCGCCCAACGTTCCATAAATTCTTTGGCGTTGTACTGGTCATAACCAACACACACTACGTCATATTCCATACTTTCAATGTGCCGATCCAAATCTTCGTACACAAGGCTCAAATCCAAAATTGCCCCATCCATTACGATAAGGCTACCTTCGTCCAAAAATTCTTGGTATTTATTTCGCATGGCCAAGGGCAACTTATCCAATGTTAAACTCGAAATATAATTTCTCGTCTTAACACCAAATCGTTCTCCGCCCAATGGAAACAAAAATGTAAAAGCACAAAAGTCATTTCCCTGGCTCAAGTCAACCCCAAGACTGGAACTCATACCAGTAAAATCTTGCTTTCCGTGCGGCAGCGTTTCTTCATAGGTAAAGAAATAAGTATACCCTTCCATTGGCAATCCAAAACGCTTTGCCAAAATATCATTTCTGGCACTCGGATTCTTTTCTGCGCGTTCCACATCCAGCTGATAAGTTTCATAGGTTACAGTTTTTCCAAGATTCGGATTTGCTTTTAACCACATTTCCGGCCGGGCGACTTCATCTACGCTATCAAGCTTATACCACCAAATTCCAACATGGGGGTTGATGTACTCTCCTTTCAGGATTTTCATCAATTCCATTTTGATCGTATCGCCACTGCCGTTTCGCACTGTACCTTCACTAGACGTTGCTACAATCAAATAATCAGGGTTCTTACTTGCACCCTGCTCAATTGCACCAATTACATCTTCTCGGATATCGCCGCTTAACCATTCATCAACTGTAGCGATCTTACAACGCAATCCCTGCAATTTGTTAATGCTCATCGGCCGCACTTCCAAAAGGCTTCCGGTCAACATATTTTCAATACCTTTTTTCGTGCTTACCAATTTGGGTCGGTTTGCACGGTTACCCGTTGTGTTCTGCAAATTGCCGGCGGTTAAAAACTTAAATAGGGGTCCTCTGCTTCGTGTAATTGCCGTTCGCAGCGGGCTCATGATTTCATCAGCCTGTCGCATAGTTGGTGCTGTTGTAATCTGGTGCGTTGTACTCATATCAATGTTTTCGTAATAGCTTTGTATAAAACTATCAAACAAACTCTTAGCAGCGCCACGCCCAACAATTAAATACAGCTTATTTACTAAGCGCTTCTTTAACCGTTTTAACTCGAAATGACCTTCCCCATATTCATCGGGTACAAATACCTGTCTGTCAACAAAGTAATACCAGCCAAAGATGTGTTCGCCCCAAAGCTTAAAACTATCCAATAGCGTTACATCGGAACCATCAGTTAAAGTAAGTTCTCCTTCACAGTATTTAATCCAGCCTTCAACAGCATCTTCATCATAATAAATACCTGGATTTGCAATCAAATCATCGATCAGGTTCATTTCCATGCTGATCTCTTTGCAAACCGGTATTTCGCCTCTCATTACAGCCTCACGGAACCGGCCGTAATATTTGGGCACAGCCGTATTCGATAATGCCATAATGTATCTTCTCCGTCTTCTTAAGCAAAATCGGCCAAACTATAAAATAAAATGACCATTCGCCAAAAATAAAATCTTTTAATTAGTTTTACTTTCCAAAAGTTTCTGAACCTTGTCAATGCTTGTATACAAATTTGAGGCAGTGTTAATCAAATCGCTTGCTTTTTTACCCCATTTAATTGTACTATCAACAATTTGTTCACCTTTGCTTACCTGCTTCGGAATAAGGTCTTTTACCTGTTTTTCCATCAAAAGCCGTTTATAAGCGTCACTGAATTCCTTGTCGTCAAACAGATCTTTATACTTATACAATTCTTTCGCATTGTGCCCCCGCATTACCTGTTTTTTCTTAGCATCAATCTCTTCTCGTGTAGCATATCTAGTATGCCCTTCTTCTCCACGCCGTCGTACTTTTCCGGCGCTGGTCCAGGTTCCATCTCTATTCTGATATCGCCGTTGCCCCCATTTCATTCCGGGGATACCCCAATGCCACATCTCGCAATTGTAATTCGGCATTTTGATTATTCACCTCCTTAGTCTTTTGGATCAACACTAACGTTAATCCGCCATTCGAGTTCACTCAACAATCTGTTTGCCGAATCAATCAAAGCCGAACTCTGCGGCGGGTCAAACAGCATTTTTACTTTTAGTGTCACCCAGCTTTTTACAAAATTAAGTCTCGGGTCATCGCCCATAAAATCAGTCCATGTCTGGGTATTATCGGTAATTTCAAACCCTTCATCCGGTCCAACACCCAGCTGGTGCAAAATGCTAAATGCTGTATTTGTATGCGTAATAATGTCTACATCAAACACCGTATAATCTTGGTCAATACCAATCATCTTTTTTACACTATTCAAGATAGATTCCAATTCTCTCACCTCTTCCATGGGCATGTATCATTTACACTTCGCTCTAATACCGGTTTTCGCAGTAAATCTTGATTCCCATAGGTAATCGCGTTATGGGTATTGTGGCTTACCGTAATTAGATACTCAGGATTTAACAAAAATTCGCTTTTTCCCAAAATGTCTTCTTTTGTCAGCGGATTCATATGGTGCACAATCGGTCGCTTTGGAATTTCGTATCCAGCAACTCCCATATCGCAGCATTGATCGCGCCATATTACCCGATCCCGCAGTTCTCGCCATTCTCTAGTTTTATAAAAAACTTGGTTTAAATATCGATCCCACCCAAACGTTTCATCACCGACAATTCCATCAAGCCGCAAATATTCAAACCGCTCCTCAAAACTTTTAAATTTGCAAAGTTCGGTATAACTTCTAATTTTCATCATCATGGTACCCGGCATAAACCTTAAATACGTTGATTGCGTTTCGTACCATTTCATCGGTCTGGGTTGCGCTTTCAATATTTTTAGTTTTTGCTTCCGCTAATTTCTGCTGTGTTTTCAGCATTTCAAGTTCAAGCTTTGCCTGAGCAGTTCCAAGCTTCAAATAATGCGTAATTACCTGGCTACTGGCCGTATGGTTCATCAGCTGCTCTTCAGCACAATTCATAGCTAATGCAATCAGCTGTTTTTCTCGTGCTTCCGGGCTTCTTGCTCTTCGCATCACCGGTTTCTCTCCAGTAGATGCACGTCTTGCCATACTTTACCACTCCTTTCTGGATTTAGTGAGAGAGTTTTTGCGGGGAATAAGGGTACTTCTCGAAAGGAGAATAAAAAGAGAAGTGTAGCCGTACCTTATTTCGTTACCCTTATTCCCTCCAAATACCCCCTCACAGCGCCGTAAATATCATCGGATTCAGTGTATCTCCCATAAACAACCGAAAATCCAGTTCATGCTGAGGAATCAACTTCCCCAAAAATCACCCTCCGGAGATTTTTCAAAGGTCGGCGCGATGAAGGGAGGGGGTGATGTTTTTTAGACCCCCCTATATCCTTTACGAACTAACATCAGACGAAACTAATTCATTTTTCTTATTTTTATCTGACACTTTTACATAAATTCCCATGAAATCTGTATTTAAGATCTCATTGATTGCTGTTTCAATGTTTTTTTCAATTTCTTCATCACTCAACTCATCATCATTTGTACTCAAGCCAAGTGCATCAAGCGTTCTTGCAAGCAAACCACAAGAATTGTAGCCCTTCTGAATATCAAACATGAACCAAGGAACGAATTGCTCGAATGGGTCATAAGGATTATCATAAGTCGTTAAACTATAACGAATTAGAGAAGACTTTTCTTCTTTCATTTCAAGAATTCACTCCTTTCATTTTAAATATTTACTTACTGTAGATGCCGAGATATTAAGACTTTCTGCAATTTCAGTTGTTGAATAACCAGATGCAGCACGAGCTTTAATCAAGTTAATCTTTGCCTGACTTAATTCGGTGCTTTGTCTTGGTGTTGCACGAGCACGAAGTTCATCGATGTCCATGTTATCAATGATTTTTCTTAAAACGTTCTCACTAATAGCACCCGCCTGAATTGCTTCCCATTCACGATCGGTCATCTTGATGGGGGTACGTTTGGCTCCCACCTCATTCCTAGCTCGCACTAATGCCTGCTGGGATACCTTCTTTAGCATTTTTCGATTACTCCTATCGGACAAGGACGGGTCTTCTGCTACCTTAGCCTTAACCTCATTATTGGCAAGGATCTGTGCTCGACGTTCTTTAGGACGATTAGCTTCTGACACTGCAAGTTTAGCCATAAGAGTGTCCACCTCATCCTTATAAGCTGCCTTAGCTGATGCCTTATATTCAATCTTACCCGCATTCAGCATATCTTTTCGTGCTCGATTTGCAAGCGATTTCATATGATTTGCATAATCAGCATAAGCCTGCTCCTGCTTGGTATTCATATCCGATACCAGAGTATACGCATCTTTGGCCTCGGACATCCTGGTAGAAGGCTGAGTTCTCATCTTAACCTTACCTGTCTCTACCCATTCGCCAGTGGTCTTATCTTTCTTTTTCTCGTTATAGTAGAGATCTTTTGCTACAGTCCAATACTGTTCGCCAGTTTCTGGATCAATCTTGGCTGAACCCTGACGCTTGGGGACGCTGACTTCACTCTTCGCAAGGCTAAGCAAAGTAGAAGCACCTTCATGATATCGGCCATTTTCATCAATAGTACCTTGATATTTACGTTTTAAAGCAGCAATACCGTTCTCTTCTTCACTGCGCTTGTAATCAAGATGATGTTTCTCAGCATCAATAACAACCATTGAATGTCTAACAGCACGAGCCAATTCGTCGTCTGTAGCGCCTTTCAATGTCATATCAGTAATCAAGTTTGAAATAACGCCCATCTGTTTCTGGGTATCTTTCATCACTTTCATACCTTCACGTTCGGGGTATGCCATCTTAGGATCAAACCCAGAACCATCAGGATTCTTAAGACCTTTCAGCGGTTCTTTAGACAAAATTTTAATCTTTCCGCCTGTAGGAATAACCATAACAGTATCGCCGTCAAAGTCTGCGCCAGACAAACGTTCTGCAACTTTAGAACTAATACCAACAGCATCCAAAGGATTTGTGCCAAGAACTCGTTTACCTTCAGGATTTTTATTATTTACTTTCAGAATAGGAATCTCGAAGATTCCGCCATGAGGATACCGTACAAGAGCAACACTTTCACCATCTTTATAGTTCGGAGCATAAATCTCATTCTCCCCAATACTTGTAAGAGGCAAAATAACCTGATAACGCTGCCTCGGTAACGCTGCTGCTTTCAAAGTAACCGCGTCTTTATCGCAACCATCAGCAAACTTTTTTAAAAGAACTTTCTTAATAGTTGGATTTGTAAGTGCATTAATTTCAGCCAGCTCTTCGTCAGCATCAGCTTTTGCCAAATTAAGCTGCTTATGAATCAACTGTATACTTTGTTTTCCCAAAAACTGGGAGGGTAGCTTTTTTGCCCACTCCCCCCAGTCGCCTTCATCTGCACGTTTATTAATAAGAGAAAGCGACTGTTTTTTACCAGTAACACCATCAATATAATCGCCTTTTGGATCATCGTAAAAAGACTGACCACCATGTTCTTTAATTAAAGAACCGAACGGATTATCCCGATCAATCTCGCCATCAGGTTTTGTTTTTACCGGTTTCAAAACTTCACGCCAGTTTTTATTAGAAGACTTATTGGTGTTAAAAATAACGTCAACCCCATCTGGCATATCATCCGAATAAACGGCCATGCCTTTCAAATACCGGTCTCCACCGACCATAATACGGACCTGAGCATAATTGGATTCACCAAGACTCAAATCCTTTACGCCACGACGAAGCTCAATCACACCGTCTTTTTCAAGACCGCCTTCTTCAGCATACCGAATTTTTAAACGTTTTGGGTCCATACTGGACGGATACTCGAAAGGTTTACGAAATGTCTCGCCGTCATCATACGAAACCGCATAATCCGAGACGGCTCCAATTTTAGAAACGTCATAGATATCGCTTTTTTCGGTACCAGGCTTGCACAAAAGCTTCAATGTAGTTTTCTGATTTGGGTTTGTAACCTGATTTAGTCGTCTTTTTTCAGTTAAATATCCATCAACTTCCAACTGATATAAAGCTTCATCCAATTTATTTCTTGAAACGCCCAATTCCCGTTCAACACCAGGCCCAACATCCACAATACCTTTTTCATCCACAATTTCTTTCAGCTTTTTCGCCGTTGTAACAGCAGCTCTAGTCCTTGCTTCCGAATTTTCATTGAGTAAACTCCGAATCGTAGATTCATTCAAACCGCCCATTGCTTTACCAATATCAGCATTACTCAGGCCATCTTCTTTTAGGCTCCGAGCACGGTCAATCTGCCAAATTCGGGATTGATTTTTTGCATAAGCAATCTGAGGTCTCAGTTTTGTCGTAGTAGTACCCATTGCTTCAGCAATCTCAACTTCAGATAGTCCCTGATTCTGATATTCGTAATACCGGCTCAAAATTGTACCGGTTCTTTGGTACGGGTTTTCACCACTGCCCCATGGATATCTACCGGAATGTCTCGGCGTGCCATAATGGGCTAATTCTTCAATTTCCTCTAAGGATGGTTTAACGCGATATTGCATAATTAAGCCTCCGATTTTTTAATTTCTTCTACCAGATTGACACCAGCAACGATTTTATCCATAACGGGGCGAATATCATCCAATGTTGGATTGATTGCAATTACATCCTCAGACTGATAAATCCGCAACTCAAAATCAAGTTTATTCAAATCCAGTTTCATTCGCTTGATGTCGTTTTCATACTCCAAACAAAAAAGAGCAGCGTAAATCAATAGCTGCTCCATATGGGCCGGCGTCGTCCCTGTTTTTAAATCATGAATTCTAACTCGATTCTGATAAAATGAAATTGCATCTGTTGTGCCAAAACAAGTCGGGGCGTAATACAAAACTTGTTCTGGAGACATTCGGTAACTGATCGCGTCGTTCACATAATTCCGAAAATTCCCGAACAGGTCATCAACATTAAATACCCCCCTAGGTACTCCATGAGACAGCAAATGATAAGTGAGCAATTTTGAATCTGACTTTGACAACTTCATATGATTCTCAATTAATCCTGCTGCCAATTCGTGCAGATACGTCCCAACCGCTTGGGTATAGCTGCTTTTATATTTGGCAATCATTTGGTCATCTGTATAATTCAACCAATGATATTTGCTTGCGCCCAAAAAGGCATGTTCACCGACTAACTTGGAATGATCGTGCCAAATCATCTAAAACCTCCATCATATTTTCAGGGTAAACAAATCTTCCAACAGACATTTTGTCTGCCTGCAAAATATAAAAGTCCTGATTTGGTTGATGACTCGCTTTTTTACTCTGCTTAATCTCCAGTACCGCCCAACGATCTTTATACAAAACCGTTAAATCTGGAAATCCCTGAATATAATTGGGATCATTCTTCAAAACAATCGCTCCAGGAAACCGTTTCTTAATTTCCCGTATAAGTTTTGCTTGAAACGCCGATTCCTTCATGTTGAGCATTCTCCTTTATGCAAAAAGCAAGAGAATATGCCCAATAGCAAAAGTCGCCATTGTATTTACTCTCTTCATAAAAGAGCATGAAATTTTCGCGTGCTTTTATTTTCTACCAAATCAGGATATAAAAATAAGCCCATGTACATTTCTGTACACAGGCTTAAAAACCATTTGTTTAATTTTAAAGATTACTCCCAGTCTTCATCATCACGATATGTACTACCATACTCATCGTTGAAATCGTCTTCATAGGTTGCTTCCACGCTAGGATAACCGTAACCCTCATCGGCTTCTTCGTCCGTAATAGAATACTTGCAAACCGGGCATTCATAGTATCCCTCCGGTTTATGGTCACAAAGCATATGGCAATCCGGACAATATTGAAGTCCTGTAGGAAGATGATCCTTTGCGCTGCATCTTTTAATCTCAACAACACCGTCAGGACCATCAAAGACATCAACTTTGTGATTTCCGCCATCCGTGTAGCCACCGACACGCTTAACCGGTTTCTTCTTGCCAAAATTAAACAATCCCATTAATTGAAGCCTCCTTTATTTTTAAGTGATTATACTATACCACATCACCCGGGAGGCCGCAAGAAGGAAAATTTGCTATTACATAAAAATCCGCCTCACGATCTTATTTGCCACCATTTCAATCAAAGTCTAATCGGTCATACCCCTGATAGAAGAAATACGAAACCGGAACGTGCAGTGAGCTTGCTAATTTGTTGATTGTGATTAGATTTGGCATTACTGTCCCATTTAAGTATCTCGATATCATGCATGGTGTGCTTCCAATTTTCTCAGCCAAACTTTTGCTGTCAAGAGAAGCTTCCGTAATTGCCGCCCTTAATTGAAACATAAACCATTTTCTAACCTGTTCATCAGTCATGTGCTCTGGATCAGCAGGTGCACGCCTAATCGCTCCAGTGTATTGATTGAAAATATAAACAATACCGTCCGAAATAAAAGCGTAGTCCGTTCCTGAATTTATGCTCAATCGTTTATAGTTCGTAAGCTTTGCAAATTTTTGAGGATAGAATAATTCGAGATTTCGTAAAAAGTGCGAATCCCAATATTCGTCGCGCTCTTTCACAAAATTAGCTCTACT